TTCTACGCCATCAGTTTCGAAGCGATTTTAAATGAGGAAAAGCAAATGGCCGACTGGCTGATTCAGCATATTCCGCAAACAACGGAGAAATTTTTAATTCGCTCCGAAACTGATGGCGTAGAAGCGAAGAAATAATACCCTTTATGCCATGTCCTTCTTGACCCCGTAATCACGGGGTCATTTTTGTGCGGAATTAAAAACGATATCCAGCTGAGAACATAAACACCCACGGATCGAGGCGTACGCTATCGTGTTGCTGTGCACCACCCAGCTTATAATTTGCGGTGGTGTCAATATCTATGTACCAGACTGGTAGATTATAAAAAATGTGATAAGCAGCTATTTATAAAAGGAAAAACAAACTTTTATGGTGATTTTTCATACCGTTTTTCTGTGTTTTTAACTGATTGATTTTGTTAAAGTCTTTTTTGTTTTGCAGAGGCTTATCCCCCCTTATAGTCATTCCATAAATAACGGATATGACCATGTGGACGTGATTGTCAGAACCACCAGCAATGATGGACTCACCATTTTAAGAGTTGTAAATAAAGAATCCGCGCACGAATTTGTACAGGAAACGCTGCAGGAAGCCTGGGAAACCGCTGAAGACTGCTTTATCCAATAACGCGATTATAATCACGGCAATGACATATTTTTTATGACATTATCCGTCACGTATGACATAACAACTATCTGGTAGTTATAAGCTGCTTCTCTTGGTTGGGGAGTCGAAAAACTCTCCCTTTCTTAATCTTCCTGTTTTACCCGCTTAATGCGTATTAACATAAAGGAGATCGGGGCTATTGGGTGATCTCCTTCCATGAAAATACGCACTTAACCAGCCTAATATTCACAGGTCGCTTTTTGGGTAGACACCACATCGTCGGATGCTTCAGTTATGACCATATGGCCCTCACTGTACACTTACGAAGCAGGCACAGAGTTGCGACCTTACTTTTTGGTGGAACACTAAGTAACTCACAATCTTCTGTGCCTGTCTTTATTTACAGGGAGCCGTCAGGCCATAATCCCCTTCAGTAACAACCGTCAGAATGAATAACGGAAGCTGGCGTTGACAGCATTATCAACGTTGTACTTACCAAAGGCTGATTTCTCAAACTCCAGACCAAAACGGATGTTGTCACGAACCTCTGCGTTCAGACCCACAGACATCAGCATGCGACCGTCTTTCCCGCCCTTAATACGCTTCTCTCCGGATGCATCACGCAGTACCGTTTCTCCGTTCGCCAGCAGGTCAAACTGATAGCCAAGACCAGCACGTGCCGTCACTTTCCAGTCCTTACCGGAGAACGATTTACCCACATCCACACCAGTACGGCCAATCAGCGGATTGTAGTCCTTGTCCTTCATAGACAGGCTCATTCCCTGGTCCTTCCAGCTGAACTGTTTACCGGATACAGCACCATAGACCAGTTCCGCCTGTGGCTCAATCCAGGCATCCTCTGTGACATGATAGCGGTAACCCACTTCAGCACCGGCATACCAGGAATGAGAGCTGTAGTCTTTTGTGCCGAGTCCGGCAAAGGACGCCGTATACTCATTATCATGGTGAACATACTTACCAATCAGGTCGATATAGGCCCCGGAATCAAACAGGGCTGAAGCATACAGACCCGCACCCACTGACTTCGTTTTACCACTGAAGGTGCCGCTGCCGGCGTTGCTGTCGGTATATGTCATGGTCACCCCGGTGAAGAGGTCCAGACCGTCCAGTTCGTGTTTTTTATCCGCACCCACCTGAACGTGTGTGTAGTTGTCACTGAAGCCACCGCCGGCAGAGCCGGTTCCGCTCATGATACGGGCCCATGCACCGGCCTCGCCGTTGATGTCCCGCAGGTCACCCATACGTTTGTTCAGGTTGTTGACCTCATTAATGAAGTTACGGTGCCCCATTGACATCAGCATCCCCGCATCCCTGACCGCGGAGCTATTAACCGTACTCCGGTATCCTGTCAGCAGCCACCGGGTCTCATCACGGTACTCACCTGATTCCCCCGCATTCTCTCCGGTCAGTACATCCGTCACTGACGCCTCCGGAGCCGGTGACGGAGCAGAAACCGGTGAAGGGAGCGGTGATACAGCTTCCACAGGATTCGGCGTCTCTGCATCCTGCCGCGTCACCACAGGCTCTGCGGCAGTTTCCGGCTGCACAACATTCAGCTGCCAGGCCGTGCCGCCCGTCCCCTGTTCAGCCCTGACAACAGGTGTGATATGACTGAAGCCGGTATCACGCGTTTTCACACTGAACACATCCGCACTGGTACCGGCCGGCGCCGTCACCAGAGGGATATTCAGCGCCTTCTGCCCGTCAGAACGCTCAGTAAAATCAACCAACAACAGGTTATTCTTACCCCGCAGCGATTCTGTCACCCGAAGCTGGTCTGAGTGGTTAAGGTCCGTCCGCATCACCAGAACACTGTCGCTGATATCCATACTGCCTGCCGTCAGGGTATGGAACTCCCCGCCCGGCCTGCTGAAATACAGAGCACTTCCCGATGACTCAAGATGCTTCACGGATGAGTTTCCCGTCATCATCCAGGCCGCATTCTGCAGATTCACATTACCTGCACTCCCTCTGACATAACCCCGCAGGAGACCAGCTGCCCCCGTCATAAAATCATACTCACCGCTTCCGTTCAGCCCGCCACGCTCCTCAGACCAGGCCAGCAGACGTTCATATACATCATTCCTGACACTTCCCCCGTCCACCAAAAGGGTTCCTCTGTCCAGTGTCACACCACCATCTGTCTCCAGTCCCCCCTTCACATGTAAACGCCCGCCGTCACTGACAGTAAGTGCAGAAGAGGTCAGGCGGGAATTCCCTTCCAGACGCACATTCTCTGAACTCACAGCTATCCGGCTGTCCGATGCCGTTATACTGCCAGTAAAATGGTCGCGGACCGTCAGGGCAGAATGACGCATATTCACATTCCCGCGAAATGTACTGCTACCGGATGCACCGCCCACGGCAGACGTCCCCTTAACCGGCGCACTGCTGCTCCCCGTGCCGTCCTTCATATCCAGATATAGCGAGTCACTTCCCAGCACCATGGTGGCATTATCAGCATCAATATCTCCCGTCAGTGTCGCATTGCGGGAAAGGCTGAATGCCGCCCCCTTCAGTTTCAGTTGACCGATGCTGAACGTTCTGCTCTCCCAGTCCTTCTGAGCAAATGATACCGGCTGCGTCAGAACAGAATTATCACCCTGCTTTCGCAATGCAGTCGCAACCGCCTCACTGCTGACAGCATGAACAACCGGATGCCCCTGGATATACAGTCCCCCGCCCTGCTGTGTAAAACTGCCGGACATATCCGCTCCGCCATCCATGATAAAATCCACCGCAGATGACGTGTTGTTCAGGACGCTGAGGTTACCGGTAAAATGACCATGCCACATCACGGCCTTCTGCCCTGACTGGCTGAAATCCAGACGGACTGTGGCAGGACGCGCCCGGCTTGTGAGTACTGCCCCTTCATCAGCCGCAGCCAGGCGGTTGAAGGCCATGTCATTTCCGTTGATATCAAGCGTGCCTCCCCGGTATCCCCAGCGAATGCGGTCCCCTTCAATCTGATGACTGTCCTGCAGCACCACAACTGGTCGTCCGCTGACAATACTGACTTCACTGAATGCCCGGACCCTGCCTGCAGCATCAGCCTTCTGTGCCAGAATGACCGTTCCGTCCCCCGTATTCAGGGCGCCGGGATTTTCACCACTGCCAGCCACCACCAGTATTCCCTTGCCAATTTTATGAAGTGCGTCTCCAGCAAGTCCGTTCACCATCCAGTCAACACGGTGCCCGTCGTTCACGATGATTCCCCCGCCCACCCAGGTCTGATTCCCTTCCGGTCTGACCGTATAATCACCATTAAACGTGAGCGAACCAGCCCCCTGGACAACATCATCCTTCAGAACAACCGTGCCCTTACCCCCAAAGGTGATATCTTTCCCGTCATTCAGACTCCCTCCCCTGAAGCCGTTCATCTTCCATACCTGCCCGCTCTGAGAAAGGGTTCCCTCTCCGCTTCCCTGACTGTACTTCCACACAATGTCACCACCGGCAACTGCCGGCACAACTGTGCCTGAATTGTCCTGCTTTATCGTGTTATTCACATCCCCTGCAGGAATCACCGTAAACCAGTTCGTCTTCCCGTTCTCACCGGCATAACCATGAAGTACAGCAACAAATACCCACTGCTTCTTCACCGCATCCCAGGCAAAAAGCGGTGAGCCACTGTCTCCTGATGTCCCGTAAGACGCCAGCGGACCATTAACACCCTGGTAAAGATTTCCCGGGTTTGACACCAGACTCCAGTCAGAAATGACCGGACTTCCCACCGTCCCGCCAGTCCTCCAGACGTAAGCATCCGCTATTCTGGTCAGCGCACCGGAAGCAGCTCCGGTGTACTGAGTTCCACTCCCCATACGATAAAACACCGGATAACGACTTCGGTTCTGGTATACCCCCTTGCCGGTTCCGGCATCCGTGACGCTCACCGGGGCAACTTCTGTCACCAGTTTGTTCAGCCGGGGAGTATGAAAATCACGCCAGTGCTCATTACGGTCAACAAGGCGATATGTCGTATCGTCCGCATAACCAAAACGCACCGTATTGTAGCTGCCGTTATGCTTAACCCCCGCCACATACTGCGGAGAAATCAGTGTTGCCACCCCCAGTATCTGGTCCACAACACTGAAATCCATCATCGGAGCCTTGTCCAGCCGCCCACTGACAGCCCCATTCTTACCATAAAGCGGAATATTTGTGGCCCCGGCATGAAACGCCCCTTTGTTTTCAGCAAAATCCCTGTAGGTCTGCCATGGCAGAGTATTCCCGACAACGGATGCCAGCGCAGGAGAAGAAAACAGAACGCCGGCAACGGCTCCTGAGGCCAGAAGAAGACGGGAAAGCATCCCCGCACCGGGAATTCCGGACGACTTTTTCCTGCCCCCCACCGTTTCCGGTACAGCAACCAGTTCTTTTCTGTCATTAACTCTGAGTGAGTATATTTTGTTCATTCCCTGGAATTCCCTGTATTTTCTCCCGGACAACAATAAACAGTGGGCACAATCATCATACTAAAACAAACTTTGACTGATAAAGATGAAGTCAGCATTAACCAATTGATTTAAATATATAAACCCACGAGCATTTAACAAGTTCTCAGTTATCAGAAAGTTCGAATTAAGGAAGTAAACTCTCTTCCGTTTTCACCTCATTATCAGAGCGGCCAGCACACAGAATGTCACCACACCACCCAGCCATACAAACAGCATGAAGCACATCGCACCCGCTGTGTATTTCCGCCTTCCGCATCTGATTTTTTTCTGTTCCATTCTCACTGCCACCGTTCAACTCTCATTACCCGACTCACGAATATGCATTCCGGCTACGCACGTCCAACCAGGTGCTTCGCACTCCTGTACTTAAGACCGTTTTTACCAAGTCCCATATACAGAAAGGTGTTCACCGTCTTCGTGTTTATCCCCATTTCACGGGCAAGATGGCAGGGCTTTGACTCCCGGTACACGTATCCAAACATCACCACCATCTCGGACATCGTTAGAGGTCGCGCATACGTATTATGTACCCACTCACCATTCCGGATTTTCCTGTACGTCTCCAGGCGCCCCGTAACATCTTCCGCATCAATCTGAAGATAACGGCGTCCCTGAAACATGCAGCACATCAGCCTGCCAAGGAGGGCATCACAGATTATCACCCATGACTCATCATGTGCCGGTACACTCTTCCTGTTCTCTGGTGTAAAAAACTCCCTCGCCAGTATTATCCTGTACCCCTCAAGCATCTGCTGCAGGCCATACTCCAGATAACGGTTGCGGGTCGCCAGAATCACTTTCATCGCTGTCACCTGTTTCATGCTCACATGAGAAAAAACGGCAGGCAAAACTCCACGCCTGCCGTCATGCTTCATGTCACTGTCAGCAATTAAAACTCAAAGTTCACACCTACGTTGTAGGACACATCGCCATCACTCGCTGCCACACCTGCTTTCGCTGCTGTCTGCTCATTGAAACGGTAACCAACACCCACGGCAACAGCCTGTTTATCACTGTACCCCCCCAGGGCAGCAGTGGCGTTGAATTTCCCCACACTGTACGGCTGGAAAAGCCCCGCCAGCGCTGCACTCTGTGCTGCTGCACGCTTCATCTCTTCGTGATTCTCACGAATTTGACGCTGCTGGCTGTTCAGGCGTGCATTATGTTCCTGCAACTGGCGAGTATTGGACTGAATAGCCTGTGTATTTTTAGTAACCCGGCGGTCAACGCTACCAACTGCAGCATCAATACGGTCTGTTCTGCCGGACAGAGCAACGAGACCGTCATTAACAGCAATCGTTTTTGTAGCGCCATCAGCGCTGGTCAGGGTTCCGTCCGCATTCACACCAACGGTGGTTCGGGAATCAATTTTATTCGTATTCGCAGCCGTTGCTGCATCAATGATATCTGTGCGGGATGAAAGCTCAGACAGTCCTTTCTTCTGGATCGCCAGCCCTTCTTTCTGTTCTTCCACATCTTTCGCTATAGTGACAACGCCGTCATTGATACGTAACGGCGTTACAATATCTGTCTCATTCAGAGTTAGCTTACCGTTTTTATCTAGGCCAATTGCGCTATTTGCAGCCTCTGTAGCCAGATAAGTCTGCAAAGACACGCGTTCTTTAATACTCTCTGCACTAGTTGCCACTCGCCCATATTCATCCAGACCAACATTAGTTTTCATTTCAGAGATCGCAGCAATTCTGCCAAAAAGATTCCGAATATCAGCATCAGATACAAGGTCTGTTTGAGTACCCTCTTTCTTTCCAAGAGTGTTTTCTTTATCCTGCTTGACCAGTGAATTCATTAGGTTATGAAACTCCCGGTCATACACACGATATGTACTAGTGCCATCCTTGGTAGTAACTTCTACAGTCCCATCTTTATTAATTTTTGATAATCCTTGTACAATATCTCCATCTTTAATCCCCTCAACACCGCTAGGTACTTTTTTCCATTTAACATAAGCGGTATCAGAATCACTATTATAAACAATGGTGTAAGTACTTCCGTGTTTACCTAACACATCCAAGGCGCTGTAGCTATATTCATTTGCACGTGTAAAAGAACTAACACTCAACAGACCTACAACCAGAGAAGATGACAGAAGTGTCTTTGTGATTTTTTTACTCATTATGGATATCCTGTTAAATTATCTGTATACAAATCAGCCTCAACACCTCATACTCATAAAGAAATATGATTAATTACGGCTTCATTCAGGATATTCCAAAAATAAATCCCAAAATTAATTTAATAATTTAGGATTTATCTTACATTATTCTTGGTGTAGTCACTCAGAACCACGACTACACCACCGGAACAGGCATCAGAAAAAACTCACTCTCATCCGGCATGCTGTGTCACATCTGCTTACACTGTAATTTATGAGAAAAATCTCAATAGCAGTAAAAAGTAACTGTTCAGTTAAAGTGTAATATTTACCTAAGTAACTTTTCCTGTGTATTACCGTGAAGGAGCATAATTGGTTATTGGGCGTTCTCCTTCCATAAAAATACGCAGTGTCCTCCTTTCCAGATTACGGATCACCCCAGCCAACCCTGTATGCCAGTATCTCATCCGCACTGGTCAGCTTTTCCAGCTCTTTCTTCATGGTGCGCTGGCGAACGTGGATTTCCATCCCTTTGGTGAACATCGCCTGCTCTGCCGCTTCACTCAGCGCAATAAGCTCTTCTGCTGTCACCGGCACATCATTGTTTTCCGCATCCGTCCAGAAAAACGCCTCCGGCAGTTTCCCCGCTTTCGCTGCAGCCACCGACGGCTCAAGACGCGTCTGCGTTGACTTCCCGTAGTCCCATTTACGCCCATTGTGCTCAAACGTGTAGTTCGCCGCTTCCATCGCATTACGCCACGCGTTTATTTCATCGCCCTTCATCCCTCGCGCTTTCTCCGCGGTCAGCAGGTCCGTGATTTTCTCCCCGTCAAAACCCCAGCGCCCGCTCAGGTCAATTTTCCGGTTCTCCGGGGTATCCGGCACTTCTGCCACACTCTGGTTCACCGGCCACAGTAACGCAGTGTCCTTACCGTATCCCGTAATCACACCCCGGCTGTCATACACCACCTTCAGCGTCTCCGGCGAAAACAACGCCTGACACTCATACCAGTCCTGACCATCCTCAGACTTCAGGTACATCGCGCCTGCAACATCCGGCTCCGCCGGGGTGTAATACGAAAAATTTCTGATATGCATCATGTTTCCGTGCCCTCCTCCGATACCGGCACCCAGACCGGCATTTTTTCCGCACCGACGCCCCGCTTCATACCTGCCGGTGCAGCATCCGCTGCAAAGACTTTATACACCACATAATCCACCACAATACCGTCTTCCGGCCAGCGCCCTGCTGCCTCATAAACCGGCCGCAGGGACAGGGGATAGAACATATTCTCTGACGGTGAAAAAACATACTGTTCCATACAATGCCCTCAGTATCCGATCGCTTCCCATGAAAACTTGCCGTAGCATCCCCTGACTGTTATCAGAGTCACAGACACTAATGACGGATTCGACAGGGTATACATCTTAATGACGTTGGGGTCTCCCACTGCAGACACCTGAGCATTCAGAGCAGCAACCGGAAAAGCGACAGGAAAACGGATAGAGTGTTGTGTCATAAGCTTACCATCATCCTCACTTACCTCAATACTGCCCCATTGCCGCAAACGACCGGTTACTTCATCACGCTCCCAGCCATTTACTGTCAGGCTTGCTGTTGTGGGCTTGTTTTTTGTGCTGTAATCCACCCGCCAGTGAAAACGTTGTGTGTCTCCGTAAACTGTACAGGTACAGACCGTGCCGTTCAGAAAACCATCGCCACCGTATTCGCCGATGGTGACCCGGACTATGGCTGCGTTATACGTCCCCATCACCTCAATGGCGCAGCCTCCCAGATTGAGTTTTCCCGGTCCGACATCCGTGATGACCTTATTAAATTCCGCAAGCAGTGATGCCTTCATCATCCAGTAAGGCTGGTCAAATGCCCCCTTTTCTTTCAGCCAGGCCACAAACTCACTCGTGGTCCATTCACCGGCCCCCGTATGAATGTCCCGCCCGTATACTCTGGCTGCCCCCACGGTGTTCAGAAACTTCACCTTATCCGGGATATCGTCACCGTTTTTCGCTTTCTCCAGGCATCCGTCCGCTTTGTCCATTGCCGCTTTCACCGCTTTCGGGGTGGCTGCCTTCGTTTCATCATCACTGTCCGTTGCGCTGCTTAACTGCACAATTCCCTTCTGTGCCGTCGTCGCATCCGGCCCTCCCGGCTCGCCTTTTTCGCCCTTCTCTCCCCGTTCACCTTTCACACCCTGAAGCCCCTGTGGTCCTGTCTCACCACGCTCACCCTTTGGCCCCCGCTCGCCGGTATCGCCTTTTGGCCCGGGAATACCCTGCGGCCCGGTGTCCCCCTTATCCCCCTTCGGTCCCCGCGCATTCTCTGCCCGTTTTTTTGCCTCCTCCGCACTGGCTGCGGACGCTTCCGCACGTTTCAGGATTTCCGCTGCCACCGCTTCCAGCTCTGCAAGGGCTTTCGGGTAATACTGTGCGTCTTCCAGGTCCATCAGAAATTTATTCAGCGTTCCCGGTGCAGAATCCGCCTTCACCAGAATGTCACCCACATATGACGGCGCGTACCCTTCCGTGTTCAGCGTCACCCGGTACAACCCCGGCTCAACATCCATACTGTAACTGCCGGTTTCCCCCGGCTGACCATACGCCACCGTGGTGACAATCACCGTCTCCGTTGTGCGGCGCGCTTTCAGCTCTATCGTGCATCCCGGTACCGCTTTTCCCGTACCATCCTTCAGCACACCCGATATTCTGACTGTCATGGATTTCCCCCATAAAAAAACCGCAGTACCGGTTTCCCGGCCTGCGGTAATATTTGTGGTTTGTTGGTGTTAAAACGGTGCCATCCGGCTGACCACCCTCAGCAACCGGTCGGCGGGGGATATTCTCCCCCGCCACGGTTTCTTACTGCTTACACTGTAAGAACGCCGCAATCTCCGCGCCCGCTATCCGGAACCGGAACTCGCACAGTGAAGTGTGGGTGATCCAGATAATGAGCACTACCGTGATACAAATCACGGTGGTTTTTAACGGTTTTTGCGACATAAACGCTTGCTCCTTTTACGGAGAGGCGCTAACCTTCAATTTGCTGAAGATCGAAAGTCAGGCCTCGGGTTAAACATGAATGTTTGTCCGGGGCCTTTTCACATCCGGCCTTCAGGTGTTCCCTCCGGCCATCAGCCAAAGGCACCCGCGCATACTGTACGGTTTTTGTCTCCTTCCGGCAATCCCGGGGCGCGATGTTCAGCGGATGCTGATCCCCGCGCTGTTTTTCTTCACCACTATCGCCTGAAGGTTACTGATACGTGAACTGCCAAAACTCCCGTTCTGACGTCGTGAACTTACGGTAAAACTCAGGGTGATATGACCATGACCGGCTGGCATATCGATGATCCCGCTGAAAATTCCCGGCTCTGTCACTGACCTGCCGGAATAAATCCGGCGTCCGTTCTGATCAACATGCAGGAAGCACTCTGTCCAGATGTCATTACTGGTACGGGATTCCTGTTTTGACCCGACATAGATTATCGGCGGGATTATAATCTGCCGGTCAAAGCTGTGATCGTCATACACCGTCAGCGTTCGTGTACCGTTCGCAAGGTAACTACCATCCACCGGAAAAGCCACCCCTGCACATTTCACAAGATCACCAATAATGTTCTCCGCTTTCAGCGTGCCATTTATCGTACAGTTCTCCGCTATCACGACATTATTGAGCGTGCCCGAGTTCGCACTGATATGTCCGCTGATGTCCGCATTGCGGGCCGTCAGCCTGCCCTCCGGCGTCAGGGAGAACGTCGGGGGATTGCCGGACGAGGTGATGCTCACTGCAAACAGTCGCTTCAGGAACACATCGTTCATGAACAGCTGATTCCCCTGCGCCACAAACAGCGGCGTGGTGTTGCCGTTCTCCGGGTTAATCATCGCGATACGGTCCGCCTGCAGCAGTATATTGCTCAGGGGCTGGCCATCAGCATCCTCAATCCCCGCACCTATACCGGCAACATACGGAATGCCGTTTTTCGTTTTCTGCACCTTCAGCATATACAGCGCAGCCAGGTCGTTATTTGTGTCTGTCTGCACCCGCTGTATCTGCTGTATGGTGGCACTCTGGTCTTCCAGGGTTTTACTGACCGTCTGCGTGATTTCATTGCGGGTTTCTGTGATGGTGGTCTTCATCTCCGCCATCTCATCATCAAGCTGGCTGTTATCAATCAGCTCCCACATCCCCTGTGCCAGATGTGTCTTCCCGATTTCTCCTCTGAAAAAGTCCAGATACCCTTCCGCATCATTGCTCGCCCGGCCACTGGCTTCCACAAACGCAGATTTCCCCACCAGGTTGACGCTGCGCACATAAAACCAGAAATCCTTCCCCGGCTTAACGTGCGGGCCGGAGACACTCCACTGACTGCCTGTCCCCAGATAACGGGCAGAGGTTTCCACCTGTGCCGTGTCCGTGATGCGTTTTTCTGAGAACCAGAATTCATACTGTACCGTCGGGTCATACACCGCCAGCACCGGTACTGCTGTTATCTGATAATACCCCGGCGTCAGCTCAATGCTGGCCGGTGCTGCAGGCGCATTAATCCGGAACGCGGTGGTGGCAGGTTCGCCCTGCTGGCCGTAGCTGTTTATCGCCCTGACCGTCAGGGTGTATTCCCCCAGAGGCAGGCCACTGAAACGGTGCTCCGTGTCGGCAGTGATGGCGCTGGTCACCAGGCGGCTGTTTTCACCACTGCCACTGGTCAGGCGCAGACTGAAGCGCACGCCCTTCACCACCCGCGGCGTGTCCCATTTCGCCAGCGCCAGATACTGGCCGTCTGAGGCACTCACCTCCACCGTGAGGTGCTGCACTGCCGGCGGGATGACGCTGTTCAGTGAGCCGGAGAGCGGCTCAAAGCGGGCCCCGTTATCCACGATGGCTTCTTTTTCCGGTACGTGCTGCACTGCCGTGATGGCAAAGGTGCCGTCCGTGTTTTCCCGGATGGAAACACAGCGGAACAGGCGACGACGCAGTGACGGCAGGGAGAGTCCCCACACACCGTATGTCTCCACGCCATCAGGCAGGACGCTGACCTGTATCCGGTCAGGGGCGGGGTGTGCAGTGATGTCCACGCGCACCGGCTTACCGCTGCCGTTAATCAGGTTCACCGTCGATGTCCCTGCTTCCGGCAGGGTCACCTCACGGTCCAGCGTCAGGGTACGGCTGGCGGCATCCATGGACAGGATGCGTCCGCCGGTCAGGGTCCCGGCATAGTCGTTATCACAGATTTCAATGATGTCACCGGGTGTGTGCCGCAGCCCCTGAGACCCGAGCGTGAAATCCACCGTCTGCGTTTCCAGCAGTTCGGTCTTTATCACCCACAGTCCGGCACGGTGGGCCTGACCGCGGCTGGTACAGCCGAACGCATCCATCTTCAGCAGATTGCGCCCGTAGCGCAGGATGGCGTCCGGGTCTTCCACCAGTTCCGTGGAGGTCTGCCAGCCGTTCTGCGGGTCGGTGTAATTCACCTCCACCGCCGTGTGCCGGTCCTTCAGGGCACTGAAGCTGTAGCGGAACCCCACGCCGTTATCATCCACCACCACATCGCTGTTGGTGTACGGCCACACCACATCCGACGGACGGTCCTGAACGAACGTCAGCGTCTGGCCGTGCCATACCCGGATACAGCGCATCGCCGAGCAGAAATCCCCCAGGACATCCCAGACCTTACGCTGCTGTGACAGGTACGCATTGAAAGTCATCCGCGGCTCTGTTCCCCCGAAACCATCCGGGACCGTCTGGTCACAG